CAACGTTCTCAAAAGCCATGGGGCTTCCCATGCAGAAGGAGCGTATCAATGGGGGAAACGCCGGGGAAAAGCTTAAAAAGGCGGTTGACATTCGGGCGGATAGTGGTATAATAAATGTAAGCAATCAAGCAAAATACATTGATATGTTTAACGATCACGATATTCCAAGCAATGCTCCGATTACAGCGCAACAAATAGTCGATGAACTTAAAACAACTAAAATAGGAAAAGAGACTTTGGAGTATTTGGATAACTTGCCACAAGCAATTAAGTTGACATACAATCATGAATTAAACGATCTTCGTGGATTTGAAGAAGCAGGGGGCATAACTATTCAACTTGGCAACTGCAAAAATGCGCTTTGGGCAGCACGAACTGTTATTCATGAGTGTACTCATGCAAAATATGGGATAGGTCAAAGTCAATGGGCTGAATGTGTATGTATAGCACAAGAGCTTAAACACGCTAGAAATCGTGATTATTTAACGATAGCTGAAAAAAGAACCATAATTTCGGCAGTGAAATCCGATAGTGATTACAGAAAACTAAATTGGAGAAAAGGTGGAACTGTTAATGGCAGAAGGAAATGACATTTTTGAAACCATTGAGAAATTACGTCACGGTGAGAAGGTTTTATGTGGGCTCTGCAAAAAACATTATTATGATGTTTCTTTCTCTAATAGAGAATACTCTAACTATTTTCATTGTGAGGATCCTGATTGCAATGGCTACATTCATATACAAAAAAGCGTCGATGTTGAATAATATTTTAACTACTTTCCAACGAGGGCGGTTTTGTTATACCCAAAATCAAACACGGATATCAGCACGTTGAATAAAATCAGCGTGCTTTTATTATACCAAAAAATCAGAAAGCGAGGTAAAAACAATGGACATTCTGAAGCTTCTTGCGGCGCAGGAAATCGAAGTGCCGCAGGATAAACAGGAGGGGCTTTCCAAGGCGTTCTCCGACGAGCTGGGAAAGGTTACCCGCAAGCTTGAGGTCGAGCGTGACAACTACAAGGACAGCCTTGAAACGGCGCAGACGGCTCTTAAAGAGTTCGAGGGCGTTGACGTCAAGAACTTGCAGGGTAAGGTCACTCAGCTTACGGCGGATCTTGCGGCTAAGGACACCGAATATCAGGCTAAAATAGCCGATATGGAATTTAATTGCGCACTTGACAGAGAAATTTCCGCAAGCGGCGCAAAAAATGCTAAGGCTGTAAAAGCACTGCTGGAGATCGGCGTTCTTAAGTCCTCAAAAAATCAGGCGGAGGATATTAAAAAGGCTATCCAGACCGTTAAGGCGGATAACGGTTTTCTTTTCGGTGCGGATGAGCCGATCAACAACGCAGTCCGCAATACTGGCAGCGGCGGCACAGGAAAAAAAATGTCCCTTGCGGAGGCTATGGCGTACAAAAACGCTCACCCCGAAACGGACGTAAAAACTTTAATATAACAGGAGGTAATTTATTATGCCGGGTATTTTTGATTCAAAAAACTTTAACGCAGAGGTTTTCGGAGCTTATGCAGATAAAGCTCCCAACCTTAACAGAAACGAGCTGATAAGATCCAGAGCGGTCAAAGCAAGGCAGGATATCGCTGACAGCTTCAAGGAGCAGGCTGGCGGTAACTATATTGTGACCCCGATCTCCGGACGTATCGGCGGCGACGCTCTTAATTACGACGGTAAGACCGATATTACAGCGACAAACAGCAAGACCTATACTCAGGGACGTATCGTTGTGGGCAGGTCAAAGGCGTGGGTGGAAAACGACTTTTCCTACGACATCACCGGCGGAGTCGATTTCCTTGCACAGGCGGCTTCCCAGGTGGGAGAGTACTGGGACGAGGTAGACCAGCAGACACTTCTTTCTACCCTCATCGGTATCTTCTCTATGACAGGTGCGGAAAATCTGAAATTTGTGAACGGTCACACATACGATATCTCAGATAAGACAGACGGCACCGGAGTGTTCGGGGCAACCACGCTCAACAACGCTATGCAGAAGGCTCTTGGCGACAACAAGGCGAAATTCAGCCTTGCGATCATGCATTCTGTCGTTGCAACAAATCTTGAAAATCTTCAGCTTCTGGAGTATATGAAGTACACAGATAAGGACGGTATCCAGCGCAGTCTTTCTCTTGGTACTCTCAACGGCAGAACTGTCCTTATCGACGACGGTATGCCAACAGAGGAGATCCCTGCCGTTACCGAAGCAGGCAAGGAGGAGGACGCTTACACCAGATACACGACCTATGTTCTGGGCGACGGAGCGATCGAGTACACAAACTGCGGTGCAAAGGTCCCGTATGAGACAGACAGGGATCCCAAGATCAACGGCGGTCAGGATACGCTTTACAGCAGACAGCGCAAGGTATTTTCTCCTTACGGAATTTCCTGGACGGACGGGTCGGTCATTTCACCTACGAATGCACAGCTTGAAACAGGCTCTAAGTGGTCGCTTGCCAATTCAAACGAAAGCACGAAGGAATACTTCCCTCACAAGGCTATTCCTATCGCAAGGATAATTACAAGAGGCTGATAACGGGAGGTCATATTTATGAAGGCTTACGCCGACATCGAATTTTATATGACAGAATATTTATGCGGGAAGGAGCCTGTGATCGGTGAGGATCCCTTTGATTTCTATGCTCGTTCCGCTACGGCGGAGATCAGGACGTTCACGGGTTCAAACATCAATGAGAATAGCCACATTCCCGAATGTGTAAAAATGTGCTGCTGTGAGCTTGCGGAGCTGATATTCAAGGACGAGAAGACAGCCGTTCAGACTGAGGGAGTTTCCTCCGAGAGCGTGGGCGGCTGGTCTAAGTCATACGAAAGCGGACAGTCAAGAGAGGAAAGCCGGAGCTGTAAGATAAGGCAGACCGTCTACAAATGGCTCGGCGGTACAGGGCTTCTTTTCAGAGGGGTGAGATAAGTGCTTATAAATGCAGACTGCACGATATACGAAAAGGAAAGCTATACACGGCATACCGTAAATGGGGTCTACTGGAACGACAGCAGAGGACGCACCGTTACCAAAAATGGGGCGCAGATCTCCGACAGTGTTGTGGTTTACATTTATTCGGACAGTTATGTTCCAAGGGCAGGAGACACTATTCTGCGTGGAATTTCGGACTTTGAATTTGACGTTCAGTCGCAGAAAACCATAAGCGAAAGTATGAGGCTGTTCAGAGCGGCGTTCCCCGATTTTGCGGTTGTAAAGACTGTGAATGATTTTCGGTTCGGCGGACTTGCGCATATTGAGCTTACAGCAAGATAAATTTGACAAATTAGAGTGCCCGTGGTATAATATGCTACGGGTACTGTACATTAACGGAAAGCTTATAAAAGCTTGGCGGTTTCTCCCGAAAGGGAGGTGATAACAATGGTTACATATTCGGATATGTTTTATTCGCAACTGTGATAATCAGCGTTATTGCTTTGTGTTACAACATCTTCAAGAAGAAGTAATACATAGTTTCTTATATATCCATAGGCAAAAAAGAAACACCGCCCACTCTAGCAAAGTAACGGTGTTTCTGACATCAACTTAGCGGAGAACCGCTAGCCGAAAGGCTGTGCAGTACCCTTTTCTATATATATTATACCACAGATAAAAAATTTGTCAAGCGTTTCCGAGAGATCGGAGGCGCATTTATTATACTCAAAAGGAGACAGAGCTATGTCAGGCAGAATAAAACAGCCGAAAAATGTCAGGATCAAGGCTCAGAATGCGGCGGTCGATCTTGTATGGAAACAGACCTTCGGCAGAGAGCAGAGCGATATGCTTTCTTCTGTGCAGAAATTCATTGACAGCGAGTGCATAAGGCTTATGCGTCCTTATACTCCCGCAAGAAGTGAGACATTAAGCGAAAGCGCAGTGCTTGACACCAAAGCAGGCAGCGGGGAAATAAAATATCTTATTCCTTATGCAAGGTATCAGTATTACGGTAAACTTATGGTATCAGGCGTGACGGGTTCATCATATGCAAGGCACGGCGAAAGCAAGACGCTTACCGACAGGAACCTGAATTACAGCACGTTTCGTCACCCCAAAGCTCAAAAGATGTGGTTCGAGGCTATGAAAGCCGATCATAAGGAACAGATTCTGCGGGGTGCGGCGGCGATAGCAAGGAGGAAATAGAACTTGAATGTTATTGAGAAAATACGTGAGATATTGCAGAGCTTCCCGAAAATTTCGGAAGTCTGTAATGAAATACACGTCGATCTTGCTGACCCCGAGCCTACAAGCTACGGCTTATCCTCCACAGGTGACAGCCTTATAAGCGAGGATATTCTCGGCAATCAGACAAGGCAGCACAGTTTTTTGCTGTATTCCACATTCAGCGGGATAAACGATTTTGAAAGGCAGGAGAACAGCTCAGCGCTGCTGGAGCTTGCAAGCTGGCTGCCGAAACAGATAGGCGCAAAGGTCATTACAGAGATCGGCGGAAGATCCTTCGGCGGGGAAATAACAAAAATAACAGCGGAAAACGGTATGCTTTACGCTGTCCCGCAGGAAAACGAAACCGACGGTATGCAGTATCAGCTGCAGATAATTGCACAGTATACTGTCAAAGCTTAAATTTGGAAAGAGGTCAATTTAATGCAGTCAATCAATTTTGAATCAGGGAACATAAAGGAATACGCCATCAACGGCGACGAGAGCAACACCATACGGATCGACGTTTCGGATCTGGGATTTGTGG